ATTGCAAGCTCAATCTATTAACCAAAACATTCAACGAGCTAAGAATATTGCGGAAGAGAAGGTCCAAGAGTTTATAAAATGTAAAACTAATTTTGATTACTTCTGCAATAGCTATATATACATTGAACTTCCTGGTGGGGATATGTTACTCCACCCATACCAGAAACAGAAAGAGTTATGTGAGACCATTCAAAAACATAAGAATGTTTTGGTATTAAAATCAAGGCAGATTGGAATTTCAACCGTTCTTCAAGCATATTGTGCATGGTTGACAAACTTCTATGATAACGTAGTTATTGGGATTATTTCAAAAGACGGAAAAGAGGCAACAGATTTTGCTAGATCAATCAGAGGAATGATTGAAAAACTCCCAGCATGGATGAAACCAAAGAAGGGAGCAAGTGGTCCAGGATTCGACAAATATACTGAACAGTCATTTATTTTAACAAATGGTTCAAAGGTATTTGCCGCAACTGTTAACCCAAAAGCACCATCTAAGACTCTTCGTGGTAAGGCTATCACATTCCTTATTATAGACGAAGCTGCCTTTATTGAGTATGTAGAGGATGCATGGACTAGTATGGTCCCTGCTCTTGCAACTAGCCAGAGGCATGCTAGGCAAAGAAATATTCCTCACGGAACAATCATTCTTTCTACTCCAAATAAAACAGTTGGTACGGGAAAATGGTTTTATTCTAAATATATGTCTGCTTGTTCTGGAACTGATATTTTCAAACCATTTATCATTCACTGGAAGCAGGTTAAAGAATTAGCTGGCGATCCAGAATGGTATTCAAACCAATGTAGAATGTTTGATAATGATCCAAGAAAGATTCAACAGGAGCTTGAACTAAAATTCTTGCCAACTTCTGGATCGTTCTTCGATGAAAAGACTTGTATGGTTTTGCAAGAGCTTGTTACAGAACCAAAAGAAATATTTAAACTATTTAATGGTGAAGTATGGAAATTTAAAGATGCTGAACCAGGAAAGTTTTATCTTATTGGAATAGACACAGCTCCTGAGCATGGAGAGGATAAGTCCGCTGCAACTGTTTGGGATTTTGAAACTCTTGAACAGGTTTGGGAATATCAAGGAAAATGTAAAGTAGAAGATTTTATTAAAGTTATAAAGTATGCATGTGGAAATTATCAGAACTCTATTATTGTTGTAGAAGATAACTCATATGGAAACCAGGTAATAGAATCTCTCAATTCAAGTGAATATAATCATATGTTATATAAGCAAAAGATTGGAGATAAAATAAGACCAGGTCTTAACACGAATGTAAAAACAAGACCATTAATGATTGATGCACTATATTCTTATGTAAGTCAATTTCCAGAGATGGTTAAATCAAGAAGACTTGCTCTTGAGTTAGTTGGATTGATAAGTAAACCAAATGGAAAAGTTGAAGCTGATGTTGGGTGTACAGATGACATTGCCTTATCAACAGCAATGGCATTTTACGTTAGAAAATGGGATCCACCATTATCAATTAACTTACAGGGTTCAGAAGCTGGAGATTTCTTAAAAGAAATCATGGGGTTAAATACTGATAATCAAAGAGTTAGAAAACCAGATATGTTACCAGAAAATTCTCAGATTATGAAAGATATCAGAAAGAAGGTTGAGGATGGAGATGTTAAAGGATTTACAGATATCTTAGGAATGTATAGGGGATAATTATTAATGAGTATAATGAATGAGTTTGAAGTTGTTCCTATTCCATTTATAACTTATCCAGTTGCAAACTTCGATGGTTATAAATTATATGGATCCCCAGTTTTAAGAAGACAATTCTTAAATGCGATGGCAAATACACCAAAGACAAAACCTGTAATTAGCACAATAAATTATTTGGTTAATAATAAAATTATAATTCCATGTATAGTAAAGAAGGGAATATTTGATTACATAAAATACAAAACAATAAATCCAAACCAGAAATTTGCAGAATCAATTCCCGTTTTGGGATTTTATGATAGTAGAAATAAAAAGGTATATGTAGTTACTAATAATAACCATGTATTTTTTGAATCTGATTCAAAAGCTCTTTTGACAAAATATACTATTCATGAATTAATGCATAAGGTAGCTGAAGAGGATCCAAATTTTTTAACAAATTATAAAGATGAATTACAGCAGTTCTATTCAGCAATGTTTACTGAAATGTTTAAGTTGAAAAATAAAGTTGATGTTATGCCAATAGTTACATTTATATATAATATGGAAATGACTAATTATTATACAATGGATAAATTTAAAACATATTATAATTTGTTAGATTCAACCTTTAAAAATCATACTGAATTGAAAAGAAAAGAATATGAGAAAATGCTAAATGATTATATGCTATCTGCAAAAGTTCTTCTTTCTGGAGCAGGAGGATTCAAAAAGGCTGCAAATAATTTTGGTCATGTTTTAAATCCAATTTATAAAGCTTACAAAACTGCGTTTGGAATAAACTTGAGATATCTAGTAATTCAGGAACTTATAATTGTTTCAGAAGTTATATGTATATATTCTGAAACTAAAACAAATAATAAAATATATAGTTCAATAAAAAATCTAGTGAAGTAATTTAATGGAGATTAAACAATAGAATGGCACCAAAGGATAAAACTCCAAAGGGACCTCCTAGGATAGATAGATCAAAACAAATAAACTCAATGTCCAAGGTTATGCGAGATGCGAGTGAAGCGACGAAGAAACAGCAGCAAATGTCTAAATCCATTAATTCGTTAATGGTTAAACAATTAGAAGAGCAAAAGAATACAGCAAAGAATAAGAGAACTCCTTTAGCAGAGAGCAAAGATGTTAAAGAGATACATAATTCTGTAAATGAGATACTTAAGAAATTGGGATATGTTGTTGATAATCTATCACAAGGAACTAAAAAGATAACCCTTGAAACAGCAAAGGCAACAAAAGAAGCAATTGCAGAATATGGAAGAGCTGTAAGTTCTGATATTAGTGTAAATAAACAAAATATAGTTGCAATGGCAATTGCTAAATCATCACCAATACTCGGGTATTTTACGTCTAAATTTTTTGAAACTACAATCTTTAAAAGAATGGCAGAAAAGACTAGACAGAAATTTCAAGATATCTTCTCTGGTGTTGGTGATAAATTTAAGATAATGTTTTCCAGAATGATTGATGGTTTTAAAAATTTCTTTCATATTGGAAAGCGTGGAAGAGAAAGGGGAGAGGAAGCAAGATTCAAAAGAGTTCCTGCAATGCAGTCTGGAGGTTATGTTGAAAAAGGCGGTCTTGCTAAACTCCATGCAGCTGAAGTTGTAGTTCCAGTAGAGAAGTTTTTGAAGACTATTAAAGAATCATTCACTCTTGCAAAAGAAGATAATAAAAGAATCATAGAAGAGTTGAGACTTCTTCGTTATGGTCTTCTTGGATTTATGGGCGAATTTCAAACCAGACTAGTAAAGACATTTATGGATTTTCCTCTTGTTAGAAAATTAGCTGGATTTTTTCGTCTGGTCCACAGAATAGGAAAATTCTTTACATATGCAAGAGGAAAATATAGAAGAATGCTTCCAACAACAGGAAATCCTCTTGGTATAATTTCTGGAACATTGGGTTTAATATTTACTCAAGGGATGTATAAACTTGATGTAATAATTCATCATTTGGCTACTCTTATTAAATGTGTTTGCGGTGCTTCACCAACACTTCCAAATATTGGTGCTCCAACTACAAAAGCTGATGATTTAAGAAATTCATACAGATTCTTCGGTGGGTTTAGTGGAATGTTGGGAACTGGAAAAAAATCTGGTGCAGGACTTAAAGATAAAGCAATAGATGCATATGGTAATGCAAGTAAAAGAGCAGTACAAACAAAAGAGAAGATGATATTAATGGCAAATAATCCAGAAGAAGCCAAAGAAATGATGGCATCTGTATATGGGAGAATAGGATCTTGGTTTCGTTTAAGAAAACAAAGATATGATGATAAAAAAGCAGTAGAAAAAATGTACGGTGTCGGATCTAGTGGTACAGCTGCAAAAGAAAAAGCAAAGGGTATTTTTTCAAATGTTTTAAGATTTGTTAGTTCCCCACAAGAAGCAACAGCAATGGTTTCTGCAGCTGTTGGTCCTGCACAAGCAAAAGCGTTAGAAGCAAAAATTAAAGCTGAAGAAAAAATATCAGGATTTAGAAAAGGAATTAAAGAAAAGGGTGAAACATGGAAAGACTTCTTAAAAGGTGGACCAAAAGCTGTAGGTAAAAAGTTTGATGGTTTAAAAGATAAGATGGATGCTGTTGCTAGAAATACCAAACAAATAGCAAAAGGTATGTGGGAATGGACTAAGTTTTTTATAAAGCTTCCATTTAAGTTAGCATTCTGGACTCTTATAACACTCCCAAAAACTCTTTTCAATAGTATGAAGTGGTTGGTGAAAAATATTGGTGGAACATTAATGGATCTCTTTATGATGTTCATTATGCCAGCAATATCATCAATTGGAAGTTTGATTGGAAAGGTTTTAGGATTCCCATTTAAATTGGCAGGAAGAGGTATTGCCGGAGCTGGAAGAATGGTGGGTGGTGGTTTAGCTGGGATGGGAAGAGGATGGGCTAAAAGAGCAGGTGGAGCAGGAAAAGCAATGCTCGGTGCTGCTGGAGGTTTAGCTGGTGGAGCAATGGGAGTAATGGATGCACTTGATGCAATGAAAAGTGCTAAATCTTGGGGAGTTAGTACAACTGCTGCTGCAGTCGGTGGATTCCTTGGTGGAAAGGGCGGCGCCGAAGGAGCAATGGAAGGTGTTGCAAAAGGTGCTGGTCTTGGAATGATGATTGGAAGTGTATTTCCAGGTGTTGGAACTGCCATTGGTGGAGCAATTGGAGCAATTGCTGGTGGTGTTTTAGGATTTGTTGGTGCTGAAAATATTTCTAAATTTATAGATCCAGTAATGAGTTCAGCAGAAGAGTTTGTAAAAGGTATATATGACTTTATCATGTGGCCATTTAGAACTATTAAAAGTCTATATACTCAAGCAAAAGAGTTTATCAATAATCAAATTGATGCTATAAAACAAGAAGGTGTATTTGGTTATCTATTTAATGTTATAGTTGATTTTGCAAAACTAATTGGAAATCTCATAGTTAAGATAAAAGATGTTGCTCTTGATATGATTGGAGCAACACTACCAATATTGAAACCTGTTCTAGAGAAACTAAAATCAGGAGCAGGAACAGCAATGGATATGGGAGGAAAAGCTCTTGGTGCCGTAGGATCTGCTGCAGCAAGTGAGTATGAAAAATCAGCTGCAGCAATAAGTGCAAGAGTATCAGGAGAACGGGGAGATGCATATCCAAGACCAAGATCAAGAGTAACTGTTGATCCTGAAACAACTATAGCAATAAGAGATGCAATTCTTGAAGGATATAGTGTAGTTGGAAAAGTTTTAAAAGAAGAAATGCAAGATCAAGCTGTATCAATAGCTGGAAAAGCTACAGAGGCAGCTAAGAAACAAGAACCAGTTAACTTTGCTGATATGCTTAATAGACCAGCTGTTACACCTGACAAGGTTAAATCAATTGTTGAAAAATCTAATCAAGAATTAATTCCTACTGCTGCTCAAGTATTAGCTACTGGAACAATGGCATTAACAGATTCAATAATTACCAGAGCTGGTCGTGGTGTTCATATTGAAGGATTGAATCCTGAGTTTGCATCTAAGTTTGCTGGAATGGCAAAAGAATATACACAAATTACTGGAAAGAAACTAACTATTACTGATGCATTTAGATCCAGAGAAGAACAAGCAAGACTGTATGCTGCAAAACCTCACCTTGCAGCACCCCCAGGTCGTTCTAGGCACGAGAAAGGGACCGCCATAGATATGGATTCAAGACAAGCGAATGAACTCTATACAAGTGGTCTTATGGAGAAGTATGGATTCTATAGACCAATGTTCCCACCTTGGGGTGGTGGACCAGGAAAGAAATCTGAACCATGGCATGTTGAAATGGCAAGAACAAGTCAGGTCGGTGATGCATATCCAGCTGTTAGACTTAGTCAAAAAGAAATAGCTAGAATGCAAGTTGGTGATGCATATGCAAGTGCTGATATGTTAGCGAGTGCAGCAAACGCTAGTGGAATGAATATGAAAGGTGCATTGAGTGGATTAGGAAGAGAAACCAGTGCTACATTATTAAGTGTAGCAAATGTTATTTCAAATAATATCAATAATGCAATAAGTAATAAATCTGGTAGTGGAAGTGGATCACAACAAGATCCAGTTCTACAAAGTATTCTAACTGGAGATTTCGGATAAGAGGATTTAATAAATGATAAAACTAGAAGATATCATTGGATTACCACCAGCAGGAAGATTAATGTCCAACGATATTTTAAAACGAAATACTATGCCCATTTTGGATATAACGCCATGTACACCTTCAATGGGAACAGCTATTAATTTATATACATTACAATCTGCTAGACGTGGCGGCGATGATAATTTTGATGCTAAACTAGAGAATTTGGGATTCTCCGTTAATGATCCAATTAGATTTGCATTTCAAGCAGAATCTTTTCCATCTGATACATTTTCTAATGAATATGGAGAAACATTCTTAAATAGAATGACAGATGTTGCATCTGAAGGAATGAGTGAACTGATGCAAATGACCAATACAAAAACAGGAAGTGAAGCAATTAAAAAATTAGCTAACTCTGCGAAAGAAATGGGTGGTATTACTGGTACAATTGGTTCTTTCATTGGTCAAAAAAATGAACAAATGGACAAATGGTTAAAAGAAGAAAAATCTGGTGGAGCTCAATTAGCAAATAAATTAATCGCAGGACAGAGAATCGACTTCCCACAAATATGGAAAAATAGTGCATTCAATGTTTCGTATTCAGTAACAATAAAATTATATAATCCAAAACCTTCAGATGATGATGCACATGAAAAATTTATACTTGGACCATTAGCTCTAATTTTATTACTAGCTTCTCCAATGTCAGATGAAACAGGTGAATCATATAGATGGCCATATTTTCATAGGATAGAATGTCCAGGATTATTCAATATTCAAGCTGGAGCAATCTCAAACGTAACAGTTACAAAAGGTGGGGATCAAGGTCAAGTTGCATGGACCCAAAGAGTTGGGCAAGTAGATGTTAGATTAGACTTTATCAATGTTTATAGTAGTATAATTTCTGGTGGAAAAGACGATCTAGATAGACCAACAATCAAATCATACATTCAAGCAATGAGAGATAAAAATGATATTGACTATATTTATGACTTAGAAGAAGAAAATGTTGGACTGGGGGCTACACCAGGAGAGTTATTTGTAAATCAAGAAACATTTACTAAGACAGTTGCACCAAATGCATCAGATCCATATGAAGCAGATTTAGAAAGAGTTCTGTCAGAAGACAGGATTAAAGAAGAAGATATTATTGATGATGCTAATGGAAAGGTTCCAACTGCTCCAGTTTCAGATTCAAGAGATAGAAGTATGATAATAGATGAAATTGCTGTTGATTCTGGTGGTAGTGCATTAACTGGAGATATTGCTATGAAAGCAGCAGAAGAAAGATATTATGGTGGGGTTCAAACAGATGTTACAAGTTCAGCAACAAGAGAAATGACAAATTCAAGACAACAAGCTGAAAGTCAAAATGATTATCAACAAATTTTTAATAACGCATCAAAGATGATAAAACGATAACTAACAAATTGAGTTTCTCATAACCATAGTAATATAATAAGCTAGAAACAAACTAATAAGAAATTGTGTCTGAGAGCTCAATTTGTTAAATTTATTCTTATAACCAATCTCATCTATAAGTTTATCTAGTAAATCACCAACTAACTGTTTAAAATATATTTGTTTATTTGTCCTTTTCGTTGCCATTAAATCTCTCAGATATTTGAAGTATGCACTTCCACAAATCTCTTTAACATTCTTTAAATCCTTAATGAAAAATAATAAAATTCCCCTAACATCATCTGCATATTTTGTGTCACCGAGTTTATCAATTATTAGAGTTGCAAGAGATGCACTAATCTTAGTAAGTTTTCTTGCATCATCCATTGCCTTTCTATCTATTTCTTTATAAACTGTAATTTTCTTTGTGATATCATTTGCTAATCTTTCACCACGTTCCATTGAATCATATTGATATTCATCTCCGCTTTCGGTTTCCTGTGGTGATCTATATCCTATTCCTGATTTACTTAAATCATAATATGTTCGTAAAAAGCCTCTAACACTTTGTGCAACTCTATGTCTTGACTCTGTAATAAATTTAGCAATACCATCAGGAGTAGCTTCAGTAATAATATTGCTATATCTCTTTGTTAATTCTTGTGCTAAATAATAAAGAGCATTAGGAATTGTTTTCTCTCTTGCAAATAAATGTGTTCTAGCAATTCTATCTAGAGATGCTGAAAATACTGCTGGATTACAATATGGTAAATTACTACTCATATAATTTGTATATTCTCTAATGATAGTATATACCATCGCCGTAACAAAAGAAGTGGCATCTCTTTGATGTAGGAAATAATACATTAGAAATATAATGAAATTTCTTTGTGGATCTTGTTGTAATAAGAATCCTGCAGCTTTTGTTCCAGCATAGAATTTTCTTATATGACTTCTAACATCCTTTTCATTTAATCCACACATTGCAAGCATTTCAAAATAGTCTTTTTTAAGAGATGGATAATAACATGGTTCTGATAATGATGACAATTCGTAGGCAACTCTCTGAGACAAATAAGATTTAATTTTAGCTTTGTCGATATTGCTTTTTGATAGTAAATCTTTCATGTTTAAATTGCCCTAATAGAGATATTATCTTCTGTAAAATATAAGTATTCTGGACCATATCTTAATAGTTGATCTTGAGTAAATGTATCCAAATCAAAATTAAAGAATATATCAGAAGCTGGTTTAATTAAGTTACAATATGAAACACCATCAATAGATTGAATAACTGATATGATTTCAGATCTGTATAATGGAACATTTGCTCCAAAGAATTGACTAAATACTGAATATATAACACTTTTAACAGTGTTTGCTAATTGAACATCTGTTCCTGAATAACTACTTGTTTTGAATACTTCTGCTTCTATTAGTAATGGAATTTGGTATACAGGATCTAACCACTTAGAACCATTGAATATATACTTTTTATCTTGATTTGAAACATATACTATATCGTTACTAGATGGGTCTTCAAACTCCCATGTCATTGCCATTTCATCAACTATTGTAGCATATTTATTTGAATATCCATCCCAATCACTTCCTGGAACAGGATCATTTGCAACAATATATCTATCCCCAGAAGTTCCAGCTAGTGGTGGGTTACATTGAATATCTAACACAGGAAGTTTGGTAACAGTATTATGTTGCATGTTAGTCATAGAACCATATGCATTTACGAACTTAAGATTAGTAAAATCTGTAATCATTCTATATTTATAGAATGTCATAGTCTCAACTATTTTTTGCAATACTTGGGTTTCAAAATCTCTTTGGTTTATTGAGTCATAATATGTCTTTTTTACAGAAGGAATATCGTATATAATTAAACTTGTTGAGTCAATTTCCATATTTGACATCATGAAGTCTTTTAGAGCTCTTCTAAATGTAAACTTTGTATAATACCTACCAAATGGTGTTCCCAAATGTGAAAGAGTAAAATAATATGTCAACTCACCAGATTGAATAATAGTATATGGATCAAATGTATAAGTAAATTTTTTAGCTCCAGAATCATTAGTCATTGTAAATGTTTGACCTGTTTCTAATATTGTTAATTCACAATCACATAATGAATAATCTAATTCATCTGATGTATACGATAGTTCTATGTTTGCTACATCTCCAGATTTTGCCATTAAAACCTGAGTTGCATATAAGTTATAAGTTGATCCATAGCTTGTTACAAGAGTTGGAATCAACTCAATTTCATACATTATATAATGATAGTTAACACTCTTATTAATAGAATCAACAGTCATATCAAAAACTGTATAATATTGCTCACCATTATCAATTATTATTGTATCCCTTGGAATATATACTACTGATGGGTCTGTTTCTAAAACTACATTTCTAGTAGGAACTATATCAGTTCCAAAAAGAATACTAGTAAAAAGTTGAATTTCATTTACTTTAACATCTGATCTTTTTAATACTGGAACAGATGCTCCAGCAAGAGGCGAATCCTCAATAACAACATTTGCTGCTTTATAGTCTGTTTCTGAGACTAATCTTCCCAATGCTGTCAGGTTAGCAATTGCATTTGATCTTATTTCTTCAATTGATTCTTCATCTTCTCCGCCAAATGCGTCTGATGTGTTTACAACAGAATAATTTAAAATTCTTGTATAGCCAGCTAATGTAACTGTGTAAATCCTATCTCCAGAAACTATTGAACCAGCTATTACATTACCATCGGCCCCTTCTGTTTCATAAACAGTTACTTTTACAGTTGATCCTGGAAGTGGCTGGAAACCAATGAGTCCGTTTCCGAAATATACTCTTCTTCCAAAGGATGTTCTTCGGGAAACATACCCATAGTCGGTAGAGGTCATCAGATACAAACTCTGATATTCGCTATATAATGTCCACGATGTCCCATCAGGATCTTGAACTTCAACTGACATCTCAGAAACTTTCCCAGTAAGAGGAACATCTATAGTTGTAAACTGATATCTCTGCAAATCACTATCAATTTGGAATTCTTGAATAGTTTTCTTATACTGTCGTAATGGAAGGACAAATGAAAAACTTGGTGTTGCCGCTGTAGAATCTACAACAACAGGAAGAGAATAAACCTTGTTTCCTTCTGTTACTTGAACTGTAACATAACTATTATTATAAACAGTAACGTCAGCCCTATAATATGTTTGAAATGTAATATCTCCACCATAGAATTTAAAAGCTTCTGGAACAGTAAATTGTGCTGTTGCATCTTCAAATCCAAATGGAACTGTCATTAAAACATTAACAGTTGAGTATTCTGCTTCTCTTGTATTATATCCAAGAAACGCTGATAAGTTCAAGACAGATTCTGGAAGTTGTGCAGTTGTTAAAAAGAATTCTCTATATACTGAAGTCTCATAAAAAAGAAGGTTTGATGTTAAAGTAGATAACGTATTAATGACAAATGATAAAAACGAAGACTTTGTCAAAACAATATTTTCAAGTTCTAGATATTGTTTTGCAAACTCTGTAATTTGGTTTACAATCTGATCTCTAGATAAATATATTTGATCAGATATGGTAGTAGATGCCATTTGTTATACTCCCTTACACAAAGTAAAATCCTGAGTTTGAATCAAAAAGATTTTTCAGTCTTCCTTTCAAAGTATCATGTTTAGATAACATTTTTGTCATTAATGCGGCTTCTTCTACAGTGTGCATTTTCTTATCGTAGTCATAAAAAACATAGGTGTTTGTTAGTTGCTGATTAATCATTTCTGTAGTTGCAGACTGCTCAACAGATATTTTTAATTTCCAATATGATCTATATGTTCCTGGTGCATTCTGTATTCCAGTAACTGCAAATATAGAACTCATATCAGGGAGTCTATCTGGATGAACTAAATAATCCTGGTTGAATTTTACCATATCATTAGCTAATGGAATAAATCCATAATTTGATGGAATGACTAATCCAGATTCTCCTTCATTCACATACCCAATTTCCTGTGCATCAAAAATTGTTTGAGTTTCCTCAATCCAAAATACAGGAAGTAATAAATATCTATCCCACTGCATTCCTGTTAACTGACCAAACTTCTCGTATGATCCACCCATTAAATATGTGTTATCCCAAACAGTTGTTGTTTTGTTGATGTGATAATAAGTGACAAGAAATGGAATTGCATGAACTGCATAAGTCTCATGAATTAGTTTCCAATATTCATTTATGTAATCATACAATCTTCCATATAGTTGCATTTATTTTTTTCCTGATCTTAGTTGTTGCAATTTTAGTTTTGCTAAAGCAATTTTTTTCTTCTTTTCCTCAATTTTCGTATTTATATTTCTGATTATTTCATCTCTATTTCTATATTTTTGTTTTATAACATGTTTCTTTTTATTTGCGAGTATCAAGATATCATCAGACATCATCATTATATAACGCAATAACTTTGCTGCAACCCTCTGTTCCTGTTCATTAACTTTAGACATTTTTCTTAACTGCATCTTTTTAAGTTTAGTTTGCAACTTAGCTTCTGAATCTATTTGTAACTCTTTCCAATAAAGCAAAACTTTTCCGAGTCTTTTTCTACACCTGTCAGGATTTCCTGTGTGGTCACAATCATCAAATTCAGCTTGAACTTTTTGGATAACACGTTCAATTGATTTTAAATTACATCGTTTAAAACAAACACTCTTATTTTTAGTATCTTTAATTATGTAACAATTTACTGCACACTTATAATCATACATGTCATATAATTTTCTGGTAACGAAATAGAGAACACCACCAGGAAGAAAAACAGCTGCTGTAGCAAGACCTTTATCTAAAATATATCTAACTTGATATGATATAACTGGAGGTTTATTCTTCTTAGCTTCTAACAAATTATACTCATTGTTAGATATATATTCCAAATATAACTCAGTTATATGATTCATATTATGCAGCAGATCTTTTTACCTTAGCAAGACTAATAAGTTCCTGCTGCAGTCTCTTCTTCCATGTAATAATTTCTTTTTGAATTTTTGCCTTGCATTTTGTAGGATTGTTTGTACCATCACATTGTGAAAGCTGCTTGTTAAGTTGTGAAATAACTCTTTTTGCTGCCTCTGCTTGACATTGATGCTTAACTTCTGCCTTCTTTTGTGGAGAAGGAGCCATTGCAGCTTTTGCTCTACAAGGATCAGAAAGTTTGCGATAAAGATAATAAGCACCTGCGCCAAGCAATGCACCTTTAATTCCACCTTTGGCCATACCTGGTTTATATCCACCAAAAACTTTTAGTGCCTTTGAACCAGTTGCAATATGACCAACCTTTCTACCTACTGCAGCAGCAGCTGTATATTTCACACCCTTTTTAAACTTTGACTCATAGTCTCGCATCTCTTCTCTTTCATTTACCGTTAGTGGATTGTCACCAAAAAGAAGAGGTAGTGCTTCATGATATTTTAGTTCAAGAACTTTTTCACAAAGCTTTGTATGTTCTTCTACAGACAGTTTCTTCTTTAGAGTCTCACTCTCCATTACAGCTTTGAGTAGAATTTTTTTACATGCTGACTCAACTAATTTTTTATCTAACATGATATGATAGTCCTCCTATTCTTCTAAACTTTTATTCTGTCTAAGTCTCCAAATTTTGCCATAACCTTACTTGATATCATTCCCAATGTCTCCGGTGTAATAACATCGCTTAATTCTAAATCAATTTGGCCTTTTACAACATAGAATCTTTTTTTATTTGTGCTTTCTTCTTCGTTAAATGAAGTTAATAAATTTGATTTTATATATTTACCTTTATTTTTAATCTTTGCTATATAGATTTCTTCAACCTTTGATACAGAGCAAGGAATTTTTTCAATCACAGAAAATCTCTCATCAAAATAGTCGATCTCTCCACTTAGTAAATCATCGACTATTTCATTAGAGATTTTAGCAACTAATTGTGCATAAAAGACAGATTCATCTTCTTGTGATCTTCCAACAAGTACAAGATATAAACTATGTGTATCTGAAATTGGAATCATTAGAGTATGTGTATTCCTAACATGCTTCTTCTTAAACAATCCCTTATAATGTTTAAGAACGCTGTAATATAGATCCATTTATTATTCCTTATGATTGAATAGCATTGAAGTATTTATTTTCATCTATAAATACTTGAAGGTTGTCTTCTTGACCTTTATAGTTAATATAAATATTAATGACAAATCCCCTTCTATCTTTTAGGAACTTGACATCTACCTTTTTAATTTCTGCTCGATCATCGTAATAGAATAACCTTTCATAAATTTCTCGTTTTATTCCCTCTAGAGTTTTATTATCTTGTGGTGCAAAAACATATTTATATAACTCGCATCCATAGTCTGGATCATGATCTACAGTTCTCAAGGGTGTCAACAAAATATTATTCCATGAGTTTAGAATTGATTGTAATCCTTCAAGTCTTGTAAAATCACCTCTAGATGAAATTCTTGATGTATAATCTGCATAACTAGTAGAAGTTCCAACTACTAATTTATTGAATCTTTCAAATACATTTGCCATTATTTTTTAGCTCTTTGTTTTTGTTGTGCTTGGAATTGTTGAGCTTTTTCCTGCATTAACTTTGATCTTTCTTCTTCTAGTTCTGACTTCCATTTTAACATATTATAAAATCTTTTAACTGGCATATGCATAACTGTATCATATTGTAACTTAAGCATTTCAATAGCTGAAAAAATATTCAATTCTAAACTTTTTCGATAATCGTCAATCTTATCCTCATGAACTGTATACCATTCGAAAAAAGTTTTCGACTAGATCAATTGTAATTGTTTCCTCATTTCCACAGTGAATGCAAAATGTTTTCATTTTTAATTCAATATTGTATTTACCAAACTCTTCATTATATTTTTCATAAATAGCTCTTTTATCTTTTGCAGGAAGACTTCTATAAGCATCAATAATATCATTTCTATCAATCCATGTAGTTGGTTCAGTAGACTCAGGAATATCCTGTTCAAATCTATCAATAATAAGAGTTTCAACAATGTTATCAATTGTCAAACCTGGTGCTGCAGAAAGATTTTTAATTGCTTCCACTTCATCAAGAAGAACTGGTTGTTTCAAATAAGCTTTAACACCTTTTGAAACTGGAAGTTCAATATCAATCTTTCTCTTTCTTATATCATCAGTTCCTGGATATGGATTGATATTAAATGTACTAGATGCTTTTACTGTAACTGGATAATCCTTTCTACAATTACCACACTTAATATCATAATTTCTAATCTCTTCATAAGTAATGTGATAGAGACCATATAAAAGAGCATCCCTATCTTTTAGAGTAACATTTTCAAGAAAACTCTTAAAATCTTTAACTACTTCTGGTTTATTAATAAGGGACTCATATAAGCATTTATTAAGGTGTTCTGTAATTTTCTGTGGTGTTAAAAGACTTCCCTTTAGTCTTTCCTCTTCCTGAACATTCAAAGATCTAATAGTAAATGACAATTTCGTTTGTGGGGTTATTACTTCGTACTCAGGATACTTGAGGTTAAATCCTTTGAACATGATAAATCTCCTTTCAAATTCTTGTTTTAATAGCTTATTTCTTTTTTACGTTTTTATATTTCTTCAGTTTTTCTAGAGCTTGATCCTTTTGATATTCACACTTCTGGAGACAAGATTGTCTTTTTGGAAGATTCAAATGAAATGCACCACATTTTCTAGAACATTCATCTGCTCCAGCTCTTATTGCTCTATATACTGCCCAATATCCAAATAGCTGAAGTGCTCCAAGAGGTGATCTTCCATGAAGTAAATCCATTGCAAGTCTTAGCCCTCCAGCACCAACTATAGACATTGTTGCCTTTCTAGCTTGTCTTATTTCTCCCTCTGTTAGTAATGGTTTAAAAGTAGAATCAAACTGTTCTTTTAATGTAGGTATTTCTTTTTTCTTTACTTCTAAAACCATTTCTCCATCAACAATTAGTTTAACTAGTTGTGCTTCATCTGCTTCGTTAATAAAATCAAAAGCAATTTCTTTTGCAGAGTCAGACATATTAGAAAACTCAACCACGTAATCTGCTAACCATCGTAGCTCTTTCATAATTATGTCTCCCTATTTAAATTGAATATGCATGAACAATATCTCTTGCAGCAATGAGAGCAGGAATATAATTACTTTCAATCTTATCCTTTACCCAAGGTTCATGCCATGGAGTATCACAATTGAACTCGATTTCGATATCAAGCTTTCCAATTGTTTCAACATCACTTGAGAATAAATCCTGTGGATCTTTTGTTGGGAATACACCATCATATGCAGCATAATACTCAATTGTCATAGCATCTGGAGCTGTAGTCCAATAGAATAGTGTTGCCGCATAAGTTCTATTGCTATACCCTACACCTTCATCTGTATCTTCAAGTTCAGTAACACCACTTCGATAATCTCTAATCATCTTAACCCATCCATGCATAATATCGAGAATAGGTGTTTTACTAAACTCAAGGAACTTGATTGAAAGTGAGTTGCCATAATCTACGTTTCCGGGAACAGCCCATTTAATTCCACCCAGTCCTGTAAACTCGATCTTTGAAAGAGTCCCGCCTGGAGGTGTAACAGATAAACAGGATGCAGCAAGAACCTTTTGAATATCACCAACACTATCCATCTGACTAATTCCCCTGGATGTATAATTGGTTAGCGCAGCAGGGAATTTATCAAACCAGATAAAGTGATACCCAGATACATAGGGATCTGCAACTCCAACAGAAGTACCACCAAATTTTCTCGTTAGAATGTTACTTGTGAGATTCTTGAATGAAGTTTTCATTCTATATTTCCTCCGCTATTTTTATATCTCGCAATACTTGTGACCAACTTTTGAATGTAATAGCTAGATCATCAACAATTTTAAATGCACCAATCTTTTCAGATGTAATATCATCATAATGAATGTCATGTCTACCCAACCATTTTCTCATACTCATGATTTGCTGTTGACAATCTTTATTTTCTTTACACGAAGCTCTTGTAGAAAATATAACTATTTCATATCTATCTTTTAATGTGTCAATTGCCTCTTTTGCTCCATCATTTGGAATATCGTATATAGTTCCGTCTGCCCAACCATTAGAATATTTATGTATAGTTCCATCAAAATCTATAAGTAGTCTTTCTCTTTCAACGATATTTCCGTCCTCATCCATATAGATTCGTTTTACTGATTTTCTTGGAACTCCTGTATGATAAGAATCCATAGGAAATATAGACTCGTTATTTTGAATTTGTTCTAAGTATGCATCCAAATTCCGCATAAATACTCCATTTGGAATAATAATTTTATCGTAAGATTAACACATTAGTTTATATTTTGTTCTCAATTTAGATACAGATTAGTATGAGCAACTATATATATTAATTAGTGAAAGGAAGAGTTGTGCAATAAAATTTTATATGGAGGGGATAGATGGAACACATAATGACAGGATTTTTATTTTTTTCAACTTTGTTTTTTCTAGTAGCTACATATGTTGAGGCAGAAACAGTGAATAATGGATGGGTAATAACTGGATGGGCAACATCATCAGTATTAGGAATTATTTCATTAGCCTTACATTTAACAGCATTAGATTCTGTAGGTTCTATTAAAATAGTATTAACTACTATTCTTTCTTGTAGTTTATTGGTCACAAGTTTGATTGTACTTGTTTTGTCAGTTGTCAACATGAAACGATTTTTTCGTTCAAGAGAGGAGAAGATTAATCAGACTTCTCCAGATGATCGAGATAATACCAGTCTACCATCCAATATGTAAAGCAGTTTCAGCTATTTCTGTATTATTTGTTTTTATGGTTTATAGTGGTGATTTCTTAACACTTAAACACACATTGGAATTCAATGGTCTAAAAGAAAGAAATTATTACTCATATTTACAATATCCAGATAAACTACTATCAATGGTATCTCTTATGATAGTTGGGGATGCACAATCTGATGATGAAAAAGCAGAAAAAATATTAGTTTGGGTCCATACATCATTCAAATATGAATCAGATTTTGATTTGTATGGAGAATTAGACAAATGGGTTAAACCTATAGATTCACTAAAAATAATGAAAGGTGATTGTGAAGATGGTGCATTTTTAATACATTCGTTACTTCTTCATGCAGGTGTAAATCCAACTAATATAGTTACATCTGGAGGATTAGTAAGATCCTATAAAGCAAAAAATGGAAAAATGATTCCCAATGGTCTAACTGGGCATGCATGGACATCATATAAAAGACAATCTGATGGAGAATGGATTGCTCTAGATTGGTGTAATTATGATGAAACAAAGGTTCTTAAAGAAATAAAACCTCTTAAAAAAGATACTAATTATGTATCTACATTTATGGAATTTAATTATGGGGGAGAATTAAAAGTTCAAATTCTTAATTCAAAATTCTACGAAAGTTGAGAAACACGTATGGTCTATTATGGTTTATTTTGTCATTTCGTTGCTGATTTTCTGTGTCAAACAAGAAAAATGGGAGAAAATAAAAGTAAGGATATTAACATCTTAGTTCATCACGTAGTTGTATATACATTGGTCCTATTCATGATGTTGGCTATTCCATTGGGAATAGAACTAGCAGCCAGAATAGCTGGTATCAATGGTGGTGCACATTTGGTCATTGATTTTATAACCAGTAGGATTACATCTTATTTATACAAAGAGAATAAGATACATTCATTCTGGTCAACAATAGGATTTGATCAGTATTTACATACTTGCATTTTTATTTACTCATTACACCTAATTACAGGAAAATTATTATGAAACAAAACTGGTATCTATGCAATGTTTGTAATATGGTTTCTCCGCAGTTATCTTCAGAACACCATTCAGCAGAATGTAGGTGCGTTGGAAATCCAGGAACTCCAATGGAGTTGCTAGAGGAATCGGATAGAAAAATCCAAAGAAATAAACACTATAAAGAACTTATGAAAAATCCAAGGAGATGGAACAGAATATGAAAAAGATAATGACAATTGATTGGTTTACACAGATATTTGTAGAAGAAGTTAAAAAACTATTTTCCAATGCAGATTTTATTGAATCGAGATATGATTATATTGTGAAAAAAGATTCTTTAAAAGAGGGAAAAGAAATTACATCACAAAAGAAGCAACGTTCAATGTGTGGTTTAAGATACGAGATTGTTACACAAGGATATAAGTACAAAGAATATGATGTAATTTTTAAATTCTCAATCTGTAAAAGTGATCATCGAAAAGGAACCGAACCAATTGTATATAATGTAAATCTATATACAAACAAAAATTTCGGTTGTGAAAAAGCAGAAGAATTGGCTACTGCCATTCAAGAGAGAATAAAAAAGGATCAAATCTTAGATACAGTAGATTTCGTTTTAGTCAGAGATGCTGATCAAGAAAAGATCAGACTTAATGAGAGGTTTATAGAATAGTAAAAAATACGAGGAGAAAATGACTGCCGAGCAAATTATTGAACGATTGAGAAAAAAGGGATTTGAAGCTTATATTGTTGGTGGGGCAGTCCGAGATATGTTAATGGGATTGAAACCCAAAGATAAGGATATTGCTACTTCAGCAGAACCAGATGAAATTAAAGAGATCTTCAGTGATTGTAGTTATACAGCTGCTGGAAAAGCATTTTTGGTTTCATTTGTTGATGGTATCGAAGTGGCAACTTATCGAAAAGATATGTATCATGGACTTGACGCCCAAAGAGTAGATATAAGAAAAGCTCAATCCCTTGAGGAAGACGTTCTGCGAAGAGATCTAACAATCAACGCAATAGCATATGACCCCTTTGATGGGAGGATAATTGACTATGTCGGAGGACAAGAAGATCTCAAAAACAGAGTTGTCAAGTTTGTTGGAGATCCCAAACTCAGAATATATGAGGATCCAAATCGAATCATTAGAGCTTGTAGATTCCTGGCTCAAATTGATGGAAGTTTCGATGAGGACACCTTTCGGAATCTTCTTTTCTATTCAATGTATGTTCATGACCATGTGGCTAGAGAAAGAATAATGCTCGAAATCAAAAAAGCAATGAAGATCAAAAAAGCATCAATATTCTTCAAAGCTTTGTATGACATTGGTGCTCTCGAGTATATTTTTCCATCTCTTGCTGATTGTTGGAACCATGAACATGGACCATATCATATTGAGGATGTATTCTATCATAATATGATGTCCGGAGATAGTGTTTCAACGAAGTATCCACTAATCAAATTAGCATCTTATCTACATGACGTTGGGAAACCAATTGCATGTGATATCAATCCTAGGACAAACGATGTTTGGTTCAAGGACCACGAGTGTGTTGGTGCTGATCAAGTGGCGAAGGAACTTGAGAGTCTCAGGTTTAAAGGTGATGAAATTTCCCTCATTTCAAACCTCATTCGACTTCATATGAGGATTTCCCATGAGAGATTATCTCCAAAATCAATCAGGAGAACTTTGGTGATGTTGAATGATGCAGGAATCCCTTATAAAAGTCTACTCAGGCTATCCATAAGTGATCGTAGGGGTAATTTCAAATCAAATCGTCATTATGGTCTACGAGATGTATACGATCTTTATAGATCGTTTAAAACGGAAGTGGAAAGGAAAAATCCGGTATCTTCATTTGCTAATCTTGCCTTAAATGGTAATGATGTAATGAATCTTACTGGATTAAAACCTGGTAAAGAAATCGGTAAAATGTTAAACTATTTGCTAGATTGCGTGGTTGAAAATCCAGAACTCAATACGAGAGATTCTCTAGAAAAATTAGTTTTGGAAAAAGTAAATCAAACAAACTAAAATTGAAATCCCCAGATAGACTATTATTCAATATCTATCTGGGGATTTTTTTGGTGACTTATGGTTTATATATACAAAGTTGTTACAGAATATGATCCACTATGTGGAACACAAGAAAGTCATAGTCTAGCTGCAACAGTATCATCATATGATGAAGCATATGATAAAATAGAAAGTTTAATTTTATCACTAAAAAAATATAGATGGTCAATATTAGAGGCATTCAGAGAAGTTGGTATAAAATCAATAAGATTTTATATATCAGAAGAAGCCATTGATATTGAAAAATAGAAAGGTATTATAATGAAATGGATTTCTCAAGCTAGTTCATATGAGTCATGGCTGAAAAGTATTTCTGGAAAAAGAGCAACAGATCTTAAAAAAGAAGAATGTACTAAATGTGGGTATTGTTGTGCAATGAGACCTTGCATTCCAACACCAAAAGAACTTAAAGAAATTTCAAAATTTCTTAAAATGAAAACAAATGAAATGATTAAAAAATATTTTGTTTGTGATTCATTTAACTGGTGCGGTCCAAGATTTATTTTTCCTGCTAAAGAATCACAACTGGACATAACAGGAACATACATTGACTCTAGCAGAACTTATGATAAAGGATATTGTGTATTCTTCGATAAAAAGAAAAAAGAATGCAAAATATATTCTGTCAGACCAAAGCATGCAAAAGAAAGTAGTTGTTGGATAAACACAAATGGTGATATCACCAAAAATGTATTAGAAGAATGGAAAGGTGTAAACTGTAGTAAATTCGGAATAGAAAATTAGAAGGGATATAACATATGAGATGTGCAGTAATAAGAGGAAAAGATGTATATTTGACAGAGAAGCAATATACAACATTACTTAAGAGGTTTGATCCAAAAAGATTTAAGAGGAGCAAGATTCATATTGATGAATATCAAAACTATGTAAGCTGCAAATTCTGTAAAGAAGCATCAAATAATACAATTCCTGGTATTCGTTGTAGTTGTCCGTTTGGGAATTTAGAAACACGAGCTATCATTGGATGTTTCAGAGCATTAACTTCTATCTTAACAAAATATGAATCGTATGTTATGTATAATAGATTCATATTTGGTGACAGTTGTATTTCATTTGAAGGAAGAGAAGAAACAGGAAAGAAAATTCTAAGGAAAATTCATTCCGCAATCAAAGAAGGATTTAAGAAAGTTAAGAAAGGTAAAAAATAAATGATTATGTTACCTGAAAGTTTTAAATTAATTTTTAAATGTAAGGCAGGTAGCCATTTATATGGAACTAATACTCCATTATCTGATGTAGATTACAGAGGAGTATTTATTCCTGATGAAAGATACTTCTTTGGATGTATGTTATCCACTGAACAATTTGAAGATAAAAAGAACGACGAAACATATTTCGAGATTAGAAAGTTCATGCGTCTTGCATTGGACAATAATCCAAATATCGTTGAGCTTCTTTTTGTTCCTCAAGATATGTGGGAAGTAGCAACATATGAATGGCAACTCATTTGCAATCACAAAAAATTATTTTTGTCAAAAAAAGCAAAACACACATTTCTTGGATATGCTCATAGTCAATTTAAAAGAATCAAAACTCACAGAAATTGGTTATTATACCCACCTCTCCATGAACCAACTCCAGAAGATTATGGTCTTTCTAGTGATACAAGAATGTCGGATGACGATCTAGGTGCATTTGATAGTCTGCAAACTAAACCAAATCGTATCATAGTTTCTGAAGATCTGATGCAATTAGTTACAAAAAATAAAGCATACAAGAATGCAAAAAGAGAGTGGGATAATTATCAACTCTGGAAGAAAAACAGAAACCCAGAGAGAGCAAAGCTTGAAGAAAAGTTTGGATATGATACCAAACATGCATCACATTTGATTAGACTTATTTCTGAAGGAGAAGAATTACTTTTACATGGAACAATTACATTTCCCAGACCAGATGCAGAGTATTTATTACAAATCAGGGCTGGAGAATTAACATACGACCAGTTATATAGAGAGATGGAAATATACGAAGAGAAGTTTGAGAAATATTATAATGTATCCCCTTTACCTCATAAAGCAGATGTAAATAAAGTTGACGAATTATGCATCAAAATAAACAAAGCATATCTGAGAAAGGATAGTGAGGAATGGAGAAGGTAATTAAAACCGAGAAGTATCAAATTACATTCGATATGAAAACAGGCAGGGAAGAGCTTCAAGGAATTAATGGCCACCCTGATCCATTTGCTCTTGAGTATCCGAGTCTTATGGATATTGGTATTATGGGTCACTGTAGCAACAGATGCGAGTTTTGTTATCAAGGTGATGACCAGAAACCAAATATGACTCTTAAAAACTTCAAGAGAATCGTAGACGAGAGTAAAGATTATGTCAACCAGATTGCTCTCGGTGGTCGTGGTTCTCCCAATGAGCATGAAAACTTCAAGGAGATTGTTGAGTACTGCAGAAAAAATAATATTATTCCCAACTACACAACAAGTGGTTTCAATCTTACAGATGAACAAATTGAAATCTCGAAAATGTGTGGAGCTGTAGCTGTTTCAGACTATGGAAGAGAGTATACTTTCAGTGCTATTAATAGACTGATTGAAGCTGGTATAAAAACAAATATTCATTTTCTTCTATCTAAGAAAAGCTTGACAAAAGCTATTGCAATATTGTTTGGTGATGATGTGTGGCAGAGGAAAATACATGCAAAGGATTTAAACGCAATTGTATTTCTTTTGTTTAAACCTCAAGGTCGTGCAAGAGATTTGGATTGGGGACTCTCGGATGAATATCTGAAGTCATTTTGTCATGGTGTCTTTGACAAAAAATTCTCTGTATTGAGAGTGGCACGAAGAATGCCTTATAAACTGGGAATGGATTCCTGCCTGGTTAATAAGGTTAAGAGAGTAGGAGTTAAACTGACAAAGAGGGAGGAAGAAAGCATGGATACCTGCGAGGGGGCGAGAATGTCTGTGTATATTTCTCCTGACATGAAGATGATTCCATGTTCATTCGGAGGGAGTGAACATGGAATCTCCCTTCGTGGGAAATCCATAAAAGAAGTTTGGGATAAGGGTGAATCTTTCCTAAAGTTCAGAGAACAACTAATGTGGAATGCAGCAAGTTGTCCATTTGAGTTATAACAAAAGTAGAAAGGGTGGGTTGAAATAGACCCACCCTTCAAAGGAGATGTAAATGGAAATAATAGTAGAAGATTTAATTGCAGCATTGCAAAAATGTGAAAAAGATGCTGTCGTTCGAGTTATTGGAGTCAGTGGTTCTCAAATATTTAAAATAATTTCTATATCAGAAAATAGATGGCACTATACAGAAAATCCATCTAAAAACTCAACAGTAGATATAAGAGTTGGATAGAATAATGATAGGAAATAACTATGTTTGAAATAAAAGGAAAATATACAACTGCAAAAGTGATGATAGATGAAATTGAACCACAATGTCTATCACAAATTACACAATTTTTAAATCACCCTGCCTTTACAAATCCAGTTGCAATCATGCCTGACACTCATGCTGGTAAAGGTGCTGTCATTGGTTTTACAATGCCATTGACGGAAAAGGTTATTCCAAATGTAATTGGTGTTGATATTGGTTGTGGGATGCACTCAGCTATTTACAGTACTACAAAAGAAAAGATAGATCTTAAAGCATTTGATGAACATGTCAGAAGTCTAGTTCCATTTGGATTTGAAATCCACGAAAAAGAATATGACATGAAGAAATTTCGCTGGGATAGAGTAATGGGTAAGTTAAAGGAATTTCATAATGAATGGGAAAAAAGATTTGGTCAGAAAATTGAAATTCCAAATTATGACTATAATTACTTTATCCAGAGATGTAAACAAATAAATATTGATCCTGGTTATATTGCTAGAAGTCTTGGAACTCTTGGAGGAGGGAACCATTTTATTGAACTTGGAACAGACGAAAAATATGAGATTGTTTGGGTAACTGTTCATACAGGATCAAGAAATCTCGGAAAGAAAGTTTGTGAATACTGGCAGAAACGAGCGCATGGAAATATCTTGAAAAAGAGATATGACGATTTAAAAGATGGTATTGCAAAAATTAAAGAATCAGAAGACAAAACACAATACCAATCAAAAATTGAACAGCTGAAAAAAGATCTTGGATTAGATAATGTGAAGTCAAATGAAATGGAATATCTTGAAGGTGAAGATGTTTTCGGTTATCTATTTGACATGATCTTTTGCCAAACATACGCAGAGGAAAATAGATGGAAAATTCAGGTTTCAATCAACAAGTTTTTTAAAGATCCTGAAATTGTAGATCTTTTAGAAACTGTTCATAACTATATTGATCCAAGGGATATGATTATCAGAAAAGGTGCAATCAGTTCCTATAATGGACATAGAATGATTATCCCTTTAAATATGAGAGATGGAATTCTTATATGTAAAGGAAAATCAAATCCAGATTGGAACTTTTCTGCCCCTCATGGTGCAGGTCGAGTTTTGTCAAGAGCAATGGCTAAGAAAACTCTGGATCTTGAAAAATTCAAAGAAACCATGAGTGGAATATACTCATCCTCAATTTTATCATCAACTTTAGATGAGGCACCAGAAGCATATAAAGATTCTAAAGTCATTGAAGAAGCAATTGCACCAACAGCTGAAATAATTAACCGAGTAAAACCGTTTTTGAATATGAAGGATAAGGAAGGAAAAGAAGATTAATGTGGTATATATTTATTCGATGCTTAAGGGGGGTTGAGTATATCGAATGTAAATACCTTTTTAAAGATGAAGATCCCAGAATAGTTTTAGCAAAATGGGATCCACGAAAAGATGGGTGGTCAGCTTGTTATAAAGTCGAAATTTATCTATGCTAGTGAAAGAGGTGACAAATAAAATGGCAAACTGGCAACACAAGGTAAAAATTAAACATCTATTTACTGAGAAAGAAGATCTCAAGTCAATCCAGAAATCTATGAAAGATATTGCTGACGAACTTAAGAAACACAAATGTTTTGACTATTTTAATGTATCTTCTTTTTATAAAATTCCAAAAGGTGATTCTATATTTCGTCCCATTGACTATGCAAATAGGATGTTGGGCGATATGTATAATTACGCAGATCAAAATAATATATGGATAGAATAATGGTAAAAACATGAAACTTATAAAACCGGAAAAGGGAGAATACATCCTACAGTTATCCAAAGATGAATTAAATATAATAATCCTTGCGTTACATTTTTATAAAAACTGGATTGGAAATAAACTGTTAGGAAAAATAAGGAGGATGTTGAATAAATGAAAATCACATATAAAAGAGACTATGAGCAATTTCCTGGTGGTACAATTAAACCGAAAGAGAAACTTGAATTTGAATGCACAGTTGAAGAATCAGTAGATCTCGGTGATAACTTCATGAAAATTCTCAGAACTATTGAAGAAATAAAACACCGAGGAAGGAGTGAATAATGTGTTTGATATGTGGTGAAGGGATGGGATATTTCGATGATGGGTCTCCTTGTTGGGGTTGTAATTTTACAAATTGTCCTGAGTGTGGAATAGCTGTAATTCAAAAAGGACTCTGTGATTCCTGCCTGGAGACCTATCTAAGGAATTTAGTCAATGTAAAAGAATGTCAAAGAAAAATAAGTGTTCCATATTTGCGGAGAGTGAAATGAAAAGAAAAATAGACTTTATAACGAATAGTTCATCTTCCAGTTTCATTGTAGCTTGGCCAAAAAAAGTAAAAACATGGGAACAAGTTCATGAAATTGTAATCTTCAAAGAAAAGGCAGATGTTGTATTCTATGACTGCTTAAAACAAAAACCATTCAAGATTGAAAACACAGAAAAATGTCTTACCAAAATTACTGAAGAAATAGCAGCAGGATATTTTTATGGACATGTTTCCTATTTTGATTATCCTGAGTATAGGATAATTGCGGCTCACGATAGGAAAGATCTAGAAGACTATAACAAAAAATGGCAGGAGCTATCTGATAAGGTTGATAGAATAAACAGAAAAAAAGCAAAAGTAATTGCTGAAAAATTCATCAGTGAAAATATTGGAAAGTATTGTTATATCTTTATTTATGCAGACGAAGATGGATATCTTGGTTCTCAACTAGAGCATGGTGATACTTTCAGAGGATTGAAACATCTTCAAATTTCGCATCACTGAGGAGAATATGAAAAAGAAATTTTTAGTTTTATCTATTCTGTTATTAGTTTCATGTGGAAGTGGAGATAATAAAGAATTTTTATCTAATAACCAAAAATCAATTGATGCTTGTCTATCAAAAGGAGGAATTCCGATTTTAGGTTATCGTGGAAAATTAGAAAAATGTGATTTTCCACCTGATATCTGTAAACAATATTTAGAAAAGGGAAGACAATGAAATTAGTATTTGGTGACATTCATGGTGAGTTTGCCAGATTCAACAAAATCATCAACAGGAGAAGAGATCATATTGATATGATTCTCCAATGTGGTGATTGGGGATATTGGCCACGACAACACGGAATGACATATGTTGATAGACTCACCGGAAAAGTAAAAACAGAAGATAATTACAATGTAAAAAATAGAGACATTCCAATCTATTTTTGTGATGGAAACCATGAAGACCACGAAATGTTGAAAACATTGGAAGATAATGAGATCATGAAAAATGTTTTCTATATGAAACGTGGAACACGATTAACTTTAGACGATGGAAGAACTGTTTTATTCATTGGTGGTGCATATTCAATTGATAAAAAATACAGAACTCAGGGATGGGATTGGTTTCCAGAAGAAACTATTTCACAAAAAGATATTTATGATTTACCAGATGTGAAAATTGACATAGTTATTAGTCATACCTGTCCAAGAGAGTTCTTCAAAAAGTTAAATCTTCGCAACAATTTTGACATAAAAAATAATGATCCATCAATGGATGCTTTGAGTTATGTATTAGATAAATATAAACCACCTCTCTGGTATTTTGCTCATTTCCATACATTCAAACAAGGATATGACAATAATTGTTATTGGACAGCATTGAGTTGTATTGGATCAGACGAGAGGTTTTGGATTGAGTTAAGGAGTTCAAAATGAAAGGAATTAAAAAAATTGTAATTTCTTATATGGAAGTTGCAGGAAAATTTGGGGGAATCCTTTACAAAACATCTGAAA